TTTTTGCACCTATGCATAGTATTGTGCAAAATAATAGCTGTATATTTTAATTTGGCAATTAATTTTTACGATGTTGATCCTGCAACATGCCAAATTTTATCCCCTAACAAAATCCATTTGTACGGACCTACAGCCGATGGATACAGTAACTCCCACCTTGTTCCAATTGGGTAAAAATTAGCATCTCCCGTAGGTGGCAGTAGAGAGAGTATTGTAATCACCCCTCCCTCAACCCTCCCAAGAACAGTATACGTTGAATTTCCTGTTACTGAGTATCCACCTCTTTCATCATGAATATTCATTATGGATTGAACACTGCCCCATGTAATTTTATTGTTTACATGGTCAGGAAATATAGAGTTATTCGAATTTATCACCGCCGCATTTATCTTGGTATATTTATCTGTACCACCTCCAACATAATCAGGAAGATAAGATGAGTTTAAATTAATTACAGATGAATCAAGTATAAAAGATTCTGCATCTCCTTTCTTTGGATTTACCCCCCTAAAACCATTAATACAAATTCTAGAGCCCTGAGCATATATCTGTGTCCCTGTTATTTCTTCGCACCCACAACCATCTAACACAATCCCGGTGCAATCCACGAATTTATATGCAGTTCCATTTGCAAAATCCACAGCACATCCTGTCATTGTGCTATATGTCGGATTTTTAAGATCGAATCCAACACCTGAACATGTTTTCACATAAATATTGTTTAAATTATATGTAGTTCCACCTGCTTCGATTTTAACTCCAGTAACGACATCCTGAATAGTAATGTTTTCCCATGTCTGCAACCAACTATCACTAGTGCGATAACCGGTTTTCACCCTATGAATATACAGGTCCTGAAGGCGCACATTGTAACTGATAGCGCTATATACCCCGTAATCACAAGGATTGGGCGCAGTATTTAGAATACTCAATCCAATTATTCTGGTGCTTCTTGTTTGTGTCCCGCTTAAATCACCTGATGTGTCACTATCCATATCTACCGCAACAATAAAGTCTTTGGAGAAGCTGTGTGGTACACCCTGCCACATGCGATCCGGAACGGTTTTAATATCGTTACCTGTTTTAATTAATCCACAGGAATCCATACCGCACCCCTCCAGCGTGACACGTGGAGGCACGATAGCGCCATACTTAATATCGTAAAATCCATTGAGTCTGAGCGTACCTCCTTCATATGGAAGGCATGCAGTCAGGCGTTCAAAGGCTTCACTGTTTTGCTCAGCCGTACATGATGTCATCATGCCACCGTTCTCTACCGGAATATCGATGTGGCTTCCTGCTCTCTTCCATCGCTTACCTCCGGGGGTAACAAAAATATTCACACCATCGTCAGCTTCAGAACTGGAAAAGGCTATAAACGTTCCTCCCCCAAGCCCGGGTGTGTCAGAGTAGTATCCACGAACAGTTATATTTTGCCCGACGAATGATGGCTCAATTGTTCTGAGCGTAGAAACGTCAGGGCATATTCCGATATATTTCTCTCCATCATCTTTCGCAATTTCTTCTTTTAACCTGATAATTCCCTGGTCAGGGTCGTACTTCAACACATTAGGAAAATAGAACTGCTGCGCACCATACGCATCGTATACAGCCATTGAATGGCCTTGCTCAGTTACAAATTTGGCAATCTGCCCGTTGTACACAGGATATCCGGCAGCATTGATCACAATTGGCTGAGAAACAGGGACGTGAGATCCGTCTTCATTCTCTACATAAACCTGAATCTGGTTTTCAGTATTTACCGGGTCAGTGTCAATTTTTCCGATATAAATTTTGCCATTGGCTACGGCTTTAAAAGAACGCGCCATAGTGAAGAGTTGCGAAGGCATGCTTACCACAATATTTGCGGTGATATCTGACATTTCATTGCTCCAGACGAATGATATGATGCAACCATGATGTGATTGCATACCGAAATGGTACTATTGAGTATTTATCCAGTAAGTTACGATGCCATTCCACCCAATTGGTGAGGCATCAAGGATGTACAGCAAATACGACGAGGCGCAGTTTCACTTGAGACTTCCGCATGAACTCCACGCGAAAATTAAGCAGCGTGCGAAGATGAATAACAGGTCTCTGAACTCAGAGATAATTGCAGCGATTGAAGAATCACTGGATAAACAAAACTCTGCATCAGTTTACATTGACGATGCAGAGCGTATGGCAGAACAACAATCCGATATGGTTAAGAAAATTGTCTTTGATACGCTCAAAGAGCTATATAAAAAAGACAGCAGCTAACCATCAGTTACGGAGGATTTATGCAAAGAGATATGCTGAATATTGCGTTCTACATATTTGGTTTTTGCACGTTCCTGGTGTTTGCGAAGCTATTCTGACAACGCATCAGACTTGGCACCCTGAGTCAGGGCGTTAATGGCCTTTTGCGCCTGCTGCATGGCTTTCTCAAACGCTGTTGATCCGCGTGGGGTGTTTGCCATTCGGAGCATTGCATTTCTGAATGGTTCGCTCTCATAGGCGCGAGTAAGAAGTCCGTAGCTTACTGCTGCGCCAGTTGTCGCCGGGTTCATTGCCGTCCCATACCCGATAATGAACGGGATGGTTTGCTGCCCTGTTGGTGTTGTTACTGCCGCTTTTGCTGCCTGCTGAGTGGACTGAAGGTAATTTTTCAATCCTTTCAGATAAGCAGCGTCCTGCCCCTTAAATGTGATGCCAGTCTGGTTTTGCAGGATGTTAAGCTGCCGAAGGAACTGGTCAGGGGATCCGCCAGATTTCTCCATCGCCTTTCCAATGATGCCATTGCGCATTTGCACCCTGCCAACACGACCAACTGAGTTATACAGCGTCTTAATTTCCGATTTGTTCTTGCTGAATAGCATGTTGTTGACAACTTCCGGCGTCAGGTCGCCTTTCATGAGAACATTCTTCAGCCTGGTATTCTTTAGTTTCGCCGCTTCGTCAGCGTAGACGGCATTGGCCTGCTGATATTTACGGAGAGTATCGTTGCCAAGATTCTGACCAATGGCACCATTGATATCGTCGGTCATCGCCTTGTAAACGCGCTGAATGGCAGCATCGGAACGGTTTGGTAACACTGGTCGCTCACCCTTCACGTCCATTCTGAACTGACTGCGCAGGTCGCTTAATTGCTTCAAATCCAGATTTACCGGACCTTCAGGGCCAGCATTGCGAACAAGCTCATCACGATATGACTGAAGTTTTGAAATTGTCTCGTTATCAGCCACCTTACCAAGCTTCTGCAGGTTAGATATTTCTGTATCAATCTGCTGAATTGCTCGCGCAGGCTGAATGTTTACTCCAGCCATAGCATTCTGAACCTGCTCCAGTCGATTACCGGCGGCACGACGAATTCCTGATGTTTTCGCTTTAAGGCTGTCAATAACAACCGCTGGATCATACTCCCCGAATTTATCAGCAAATCTCTGCACCAACTGGCTTCTCGCTTCCTGTTGCGTTGCTCTCATTCCGCTTGTTCCAGCCAGAGGGATATTTTCTGCTGTAGTCTGCGCCATTTTTCCGACGCGGGAAGTTGGTTGTAACAGGTCTGTGGTGTGCAGAGGAACTCCTTCACGCTCTGCAAATCTGATAGCCTGTTGCGCTTCTGGTGCGATAGCACCACGAACGCCACGATAAGCAGCACCTAATCCACGTCCAGCAGCGTTAATAGCACCGCCAGCAAGTACACCAACGCCTAAATCGGTGGCGAGTGCTTCCGCATCATCTTTCGCACTATTTGCAGCAAGTGATCCAACTGCGTTTTCTGCTAGAAGGCGAGTTGCCCCCTGAGCAATTCGACCAGCAAGTGTTGGTGCCTGTGCTGCCGCTCTCTCAACGCCAGCAGTAGTGAGGTAAGGCAATGCTTCAGCAAATACCCTTCCCTCTGTCGTTTGTGGAGTCAGCGCGCCTTGCTGAAGGCCAAAGTCCTGCTCTAATCCCTGCGTTGTTACTCGTGGCGCTGGTTGATATGTACCATCGCCAATGCCGAGTTTACCGCCAGCCCAAGCCGCCGCGCTTGTTACAGCATCGGCAACTGATGCAGGTATGTTTGCCACGTTCACGCCAGCCTGCACCAGTCCGCGACCAGTCTCTTTTACTGCTTCGCCAAGATCAGACATAAATCCACTTTGCTGTGGTTGTTGCTGTGCTACTGGTTGCTGTGTCTCCACTTGCTGCACAGATGGCAATGGATAGGCAGCATAGAAAGCTTGCTTAGCCTGCTCTGCATTTTCTCCGGCTTGCGGGGCCACGACTTCATTGAAGTATTGCTCCTGAGCCTGCGCTTTTTGTTCTGGTGCTAACGCCTGATACTGTGGAGAGGCGATAACATCTTTCCATGCTTTAGCCATTAATCACCCCATAGTGAAGAAAAGTTACTGCTGGCTGCTGGCTGTGATACCTGTGCAGGTTGAGATTGCTGCCGCTGAGATTTACCAACATTAACGTTATATTGTTGGTTGTAATTGTTGGTGTATTCCTGAATCTCACGAATAGACTGCTGCATAGCCTCCGGGCTTGAATAGTCAACCTGCGGCATCCCCTGAAAATACATCTTCGCTTCTGCAACGGTGTTAATACCACTGGCACCCATGTCCCTTGCTGCCGCCACCCCCTGATTCTGCATTCTGCCCTGAATACGTTGTGCTGAGTTATATAACTGGCGCTGCTCTTTTCCTGTTAATCGGCTGCGAACATCAGCACCAATTGCTGGATTACCTGCACCGCCTGTCATTCCTGTCATGAAATCGAGAGCAGAAGCGTCTGCATTTGCGATCGCGTCGATATCCTTCTTCATGGCATAGTTTTGTGCTGATGCAGACGATGTTGCAGGAGCTGCGATTGAACTGGCAGGAACGCGAACCATATTCCCCTCGTTGTCGATGCCTTCGTAGAACGCATTAGCCCCAGCTCCGTGAAGTTTCCCGCCTACCGTTACAGTTCTGCCATCTGATAACTGAACTGTACGCTCATCATTCCCAGCGGTTCCTCTTGTTGACGCTCGCTGCATTGCCAAATCCTGCCCGCGTCGCGCAGTAGAAGCAGATAAGTCCTGACCGCGCATCGTGATGTTCTGGCCTCGTGCTGTTAGCGCCTCGCCAGCCTGATTGCTGCGGATTGTCTCTGCAAGTTTTCCGCGATCAATCTCACGACCAGCCATCTTGTCCTGAACATTGAAGTAATCAATCGGACCAAGAGCAGCCATTCCAAGGTGATCAACAAACTCACCAAATCCTGAAGGATTCTGCTGATACATCTGAGCAACGTTATTAGGGTCAACACCGACGCGCGCCAGCTCATTGGCGTTGTTTTGCAGCCATGATTGCATTGCTTCTGGAGACGATGACGCAAGGCGTGCGCCAGCCGCTAAGGTGCCGATAGAATTACGCTGATCTTCATCAATGAATCCCATGCCTTTACGAACGGATTCAATCTGGTCTGGATATTGAGTAGCCAACTGACGCAAAGCTCCGCGATCACCAGAAGCATAAGCATTAGCGTATGCCTGCTGAAATTCTTTCTGCCGCTGAGCCTGCTTTTCCTGCTGAAACACCCCCGCAATACCTGAAAGGCCTTGCAAAGCAGTCAGCCCAACATTGTTAGCGCCTGAACGCTCAATATCATTGTTCTGCCTGATAAGCTGAAGCGTATTGCCGATGTCATTTACGCTCGGAGCGTTTGAGTTGACGCCGCCGATACCAGCCAACAATCCGCCGTTTGTTCCTTGCCAAGTAGCCATGATTACCCCTTAAAACAACGAGCCAAGCAATCCGATACCAGCACCAATGCCAGCGCCCCAAGGCGTTGATGTTCCCAAAATGCTGGCAAGACCTGCACCGGCAATCGCACCGGACGTTCCGCCGCTAATTGCTGTCTGAAGACTTGATGGTTTGTTGGCATTAGCAGCGGCAAGAGCTGCGCTTTGCTGTGCAATGCTGCTCATGTTGTTGGCGTACGTCTGCCCGGCGTTTGCCTGACCTTGCAGAGCACCAAGCCCAACGTTTGCCAGATTGTTGTAATTGCTCATCTGGTTTGATAACCAAGACTGACCGAGAGTCGGCGCGATCGTAGCCAGTTGATTGCTTGTGGCTGTCGAACCAAGTCCTCCCGTAGCCTCCGCAGCAGCAAGACTCTGGTAACGAGCCTGACCTGCAAGGTCTTTATACTGCTGAGAGTTGTAATACTGATTAAGTGCCTGCCCCTGACCTTCTAAACTGGAAAGGTTCTGAAGCTGGTTAACATACTGCTCCGCAAGCGGCGTGAACGGAGCAAGGTTTTTCATGATCGTCTGCCACTGCTGATTTTGCAGGTCTGCGGCATACTTCTGGGCTTCTGCTGCATACTTTGCGCTTTTATCAGAGCTACCACCTTTCCCGCCTTTTTCATGGCACCAAGGTTCCTCGCCGCGCAGTTTTCTGCCCAGCTTAAATGCATATAACATGGCTATCTCCCGTGATTCAGGAAGTCGATTAGTTCTTCGCGTGTGGCGCTGTAAAAAGTCACGTCATCCACGCCTTTAAAGTATTTCTTGATGGTTCCGACACGCTTAAGGCCAATCATTGCGCAGTAAATCTGCCCGTGGCGGAATTTGCGTGCGGCGAACGATGTGACGCACTGAACGGTGGTGTTAGTCAGAATGTATCGCCAGAAAGCCAGCCCGATTTCCTTGCTGAAGCCGCGAATCTCTGGCAGGTACATGGCGTGGCAATCGAATGTCAGCGGCTGAATCTCCTGATAGTAAACAATGCCGCCGAACTGCCCGTGCACGTTCACCTCAAAGTAACGGCATTCAGGCTTGTAGTCGTATCCATCACCGTTGTTACTACCGGCGATAATGTCAGGGTGATTTCCGACTGCTTCGATCAGGTCGATGTTTCGCGTTGGTTTGAACTGAATCATTACTGCTCCGCGATTATCTTGATGGTTGTGGCAGTAAACGTCGCACCATTTGACTGAATGGTTAACGTACTGCCATTTGTGGCAAGAAAGCCGTCTTTATCCACGCTGAAGAACGTAGCTAACAGGATGTTGTCGGTTGTTGTCGCCGCATTGCGACTGCTGACCAGTGTGTCAGGAACAGAGCCGGAAAAGGTTAACTGCATTGATCTGTTGGCTGTTCCGCTGGGCCACGTCCCGACGATCGACAACTTGAAGAACAAGGTTTTGTTCTCGTTGAACACAACCATCTTGTTGTTAACGGTGTCGAAGAACGGTGCCAACGTGCCGGATGACGGAGTGAGCGTTTTCAGCAGGCTAACAAGGTTGGTCGGCGATGTCGGGATGGTTACAGATACGCCAGAGTAAACAACCTCTGACTTTTTGCGAGTAGTGGCATACTCCAGAGCATCGATGCGCGTTTCATGGTCTGAAACCTGCGATTCCAGCGACTGAACTCTGGTATCAAGCGAGGCAATATCGCTTTCATTCTGAGCTATTCGTGTTTCATGTTCCTGAAGAGTTGATTCTGCCTGGCTGATTCGCTCCTCATGATTAACAAGCGTTGCTTCCGCAGCAGAAATTCGCTGCTCATGGTCAGCGAGAATCACATCCTGCTCATCGTTCCTGACTTGTGCATCATAAGCGCCCTGTCCGGCCTCGTTGGCCTTGTTAGCCACATTACCAACATCAGTACCCTGTGCAATAACGTACAGCAGATATGACTGCGAGAAGATATTACGCGGAAGGACTGATGTGTCGAGTCGTGTAGCCTGAATGATTACCGGCTCATTGAGATTCGAATCAGCCATTACTCAATCCTTATCTGGCAGCCAGACAGAGTGACAGGTGACTTAGTGATAACACGCAATTTGAAGCCGACATTTTTCCTGATGCGCCCGACACGCTTCCACAAAACGCGTTTGTCGTAAACGAACGGTTCATTCTGCTCAATCATCTGCTCACGTCCGTAATTGATGCCGTCAGTGGTTGCAGAGAGGAACAGGCGGTCGGCGTACTGAGCTACGCCAGTGGATGATTCCACCTCCAGATCGAAGCATCTGGCGTTATCCGCTTTGAACAGTGGAGTAAACAGCAGGTGTTCCTGTTTCTTGTCGTACTGGCTGCTGATATCGAACTGCAATTTGCCGGTAACCGATTCCAGCTTATCTCCGCACGTTATCTGATTGCCTTCGTAAATGAAGTCGATAGCGCGGTACACATCGTCATACAAGCCAGTTTTCAACACACACCATTGCGGACCATTGGCGCTTGAAGATGCGTCGTACACGAGAACATGGCGCGGAAGGTGGATAATCAGCAACTCATGAGCATCAAATCTCAGCGATTCCATCACACCATCAGCCAGTTCATCAGCAGTGTAGGAGCGGAGGATTTTCTCAATGCTCGCGCTGGCGATTGGTGAAACCTGACCGGATCCGATGATGTATACAGACGGAGCACCTGTTGCCGGATTGCTGATGAACGCATAAGAATCAGCGAATGGCGTTTTGCAGTAAGTCCCGGCAATGCCTTTCTGCACCATCAGCGATGGCTGTGCGACATACAGAGCAGCCCCAACAGTGGTTGCACCAGTCAGGGAGAAATATTCAATCGTCGACGAACCAAAGCAGACTATGAAGTCTCGCCATGTACCTATGCCGATGATGCCGTCAGGCTGCGACTCTGCACGATATTGTGCGCTGTAGCGGTCAGGGTGCGATTCGTCTTCAAGGTCAGTGATAAACCATGAATCAGTTCCGTCTTTTGACCACGCATAACGCCCACGTAAGCGCGTAATGTCGCGAACTGAACCTAACTCGTACTGTGTGAATCCGCTGTCTGTAGGCCAGTTTGAGACGGTTTTAACCGTGCCATCATAGCGATACTCGACCAGTTGACCATTAACGCCTACAGCCTGAGATGTCCGACCATGCGCCATTGATACGCGACCACTTCCGGCAACATCACCGACTTCGCTTTCGCCCTTATACAGCTTGCCCCCACACACGCGATATACAGCACTCTGCGCCATGTTGTACTCGACGCCCCGCGATACGCCGTTCACATCAGAACGTTTGGCAATGCCCGGGAATGAGCGAAGATATCCCGATGAATTCAACACCTCCTTGGGCGTAGCTAAAAGATTGACTGGAAGTTGGTCTATATAATCAGCATTAACCGCACTTTTCCCCAATCCCTTCATTAGTGGTAGTTGTTGTATTGCCATTGGAATCAACCTTTATATGAACCCAGTTAGCATCACGCTTTAGCCTACTTGCCCAGGTCTTAGATATCCCGTACTTAGCCGCAATTACTGACAAGCTTTCTTTTGATGACTTGATTGCAAGAACATCGTCATCACTCAACTTGTGTTTTGGGTGCTTGGTTCCGAAAAACTTGATTGGTTTCTTTAATCCGGTGGCGTATGCATGTTTGATGTTTTCGCTTTGAGTGCACCACTCAAGATTATTGACGTTATTATTGAGTGGATTGCCATCAATATGATTTACCTGAGGCTTGTTTTCAGGATTTGGCAGGAATGTCATTGCAACGATTCGATGGGCAAAAGTCCATTTTGCTCCGATATTATAAAGCACCCTTCCCTGATTGATTTTAGGCTTTAACCAGCGCCCCTTTCTGAGTTGCGTGCTGCCATGCGCAGCCTTAACAACACGTGAGTGAGAATATACCCTGCCATCTTCTGTTACGGCATAAACACCTTCAAATCCAGGTATATCTTTAGCATTCTCAGAAAGCATATCTACTCCTTAAAGTTTCGATTTTTCATGTACTTATTATATCAAAATTGCCAGCATATTCACTGGCAGATAGTCGATATAGTCGGCGTTTCTGAAATCTTTGCCGACACCTTTCATAAGCGGAAGTTGCTGAATCGGCATTTATTCGCTCCCGTTATCGCAAGGTTCCTTCCGGTGGAAGTAATTCCAACCGTTCCACTTCGCCAACTGATTACCGCTACCAACAGGCATACGGTTTGGATAACCGGACTTACATTTAGCGGCTTTTGCTCTGTCCATTGCAGACAGTTTGACGAGTTGCTCTTTCCCGTATCTGGCAGTGGTTATAAGTTTTGCAGACGCTTCCAGCGCATAATCCGGAGCAATGCGGCAGGCAAGGTTGAAAATGACAGCATTTATAGCGTTATTTGATAAACCGTGTTCATCGCCAGGATCTGGAGCGACATCTGCATCAGCGAAAATGTAGCCAACGTTGATACCTGGTGACGCATCACCGCCAAGCCATTCAGCCATCATCATTTCAAGGTCGTTGACGCCATCTTCCATAGACTGCGGTTCGACATCGGTTAACGTGGCATTTGATGCCACACCGAGCTTACGTAATGCCGCAAGAACTAAATCACCCTTCGTTGTCAGGTTCATCTGCTGCCGCCTTAGGTTTTCGACCGGGCTTTTTACGCTGTTTTTCTTCTGGCTCTGCAACATCCTTCAAAAGGTCATCAGGATGTGAAAACCAGCCAGCATCCAGATATTCCTGAAGCTCTTCGGCTTTCACGATTTCAAAGTCGTAGCCAACGCCTTTCCACTTCTTCATGTCGCCATGACGAAAGATCATGTGTGTCATGCTTGTCTCCAGATAAAAAAGGGAGCCGAAGCTCCCTCTGGTTATCACGCAGTCTGGTTAGGCAGACCAACACCAATTGCCTCTGGTCGTACAGCACATGCTGAATACCACACAGCAATACGGCACTTACCAGACAGAGTGTTGATATCACCCTGCGTTGCGAAGATGCCGTTAACACCAATACCAGGAATGCTGAAGGAAGAAGTTTTCATGCCAGCAAACAGTTCATGAGTTACCGGGATCGGCTGAGACAGCAGACGGATTGAGTCATCAGCCCAGAACACGTTAGCGGTGGTTGTTGCCACGTTCAGAACATTTACCGGAGTGGTATCAGCAAGAGAGGTGTTTACGTTAGCGTAAGCCTTCTCTTCTTTTGTCAGTGACGCGTCATCCAGTGCAATCGGTTTCGGCGTGATTTCGAGGTGAGTACCATCGATCACACGGGTGATTGAGAAAGTAGCATCATCAGTCAGCACGTTCTTCGCCATCTGAGACAGGAATTTCACACCAGTGAAGCTGATTTTGTCGCCGCGCTTAAATCCGGTGGTGGAGGATACGGTTACCGTTGCAACACGGTTGTCGACGTTCTCTTTGTTACCATCGGTATCAAGGGTGTATGCCTGCGGCTTAAACTTCTGCGCACCAGAAACAGTTACACCAGTAGCGGTTGACTTGGTAACTGCCGGAAGTTTCGGTGAGCGAAGAATTTCATCAAAGCCAGCAATCTGACGCTGAATAGTACCGTTGCGATACGCTTCTTCAGGAACGCGCCCGAAGATGTCACCATCTACCAGGTTGCGGCCTGCTTTGCGGTAATCGTCAGGGTTCAGGAAGTAACTGATGCCCATATCGCGGTTTAGCTCACGGGAGAACATCAGGCGCTCTGCATCAGACACAAAATCCCAGCCAGACAGGCCAGTAGATGGACCAATTGCTCGGGTATCGTGAACAACAAGTGAGCCCATTTCAGTTGCCTGTTTGGCAATTGCTGACTCAATGTTATTCGCCAGTTTTTTAGCTGATGCCTGGATGCGGCGACGGTAAGAACGCTCATCACGCAGGTCATCTGCACGAAGCTCGAAGAAATCGTTATCCGGATCGCCCATGTTGCATTTCACGGACAGTTCCAGAATACCGGTAGCGTTGCCAGTTAAATCCCAGCCAGTCTGAGTTGGCGCTTCCTGCTCAACAGGCATCCACACGGTGTTGCTTGAACGTTGCATGGATTCTGCCGGAGGGGTGTATTTTGTCACTTTAGACGCCATTGGCGTCAGGTTCTGGATGGTTTCGATGATTTCATCCAGAGCATACGTGACCAGTTGACCTTCATTTAATGCCATTATCGAATTCCTTTATTCAGTTGCGCCTTGAGCTTGCGGTATGTCTCTACATCCCCTTTGTTTGCTGCCGCTTCCATCTGCTTTTCAATCGCAGAAATATTTGCAGCAACAGCGTGTCCCTGAATGGGTTCATCAGGTAACGGGGCTTCTGAAACTGGCTTGGCTCGAGGCTTGAGAGTTAAACGTTCTGACAGTCGAGTGAGTTCAATCAGCGCGGATTGCCCGTCCATCGCCAGCAACTGGCGTGTTTTCTCAGGATTAGCACCAAGGTGATACATGAGAGCGGCGGATTTCTCCGGGAAGAGGCGCATGATGTCGGCACCGACTGCTGGCGGCACCAGTTGCATGAATGCATCCTCTTTCTCCTGATAGTCAGGGATATTGAGCTTTTCCGCTGCGTCGTAGTGCTTACGGGCTGCCTCGACGTATTGCGCTGATTGCTGGGTGAACTCCTGAGTTTTGCGACCCTGCTCGGCGACAGCCTGGCTTCGTGCGTCCATAGCCTTGATCTGCCATTCACTGTTTGCCTGCTGGAAGGCAGCCAGTGCGCGGCTCTGGTCATAGTCGTACTTAGCCAGTGCATCTTCGGAAAGATAATCGTTAGGGTCTGGTTGTTTTGGTAACTCAGGGTTCACCCGCAGGTGCTCCGGCAACTCTCCACGCTTAACCGCTTCCATCTGCTGCTCAAGCTCACGCTGGCGTTTGCGTTCAATGCGGCGACGGGCAAATTCAGCATTAGTTGCCGGGTCTTGTTTTGGTTTCTCATCGTCTTTCAGGACAATCTCGAAGCCTTCTTCCTGACCTGCGTTGTCGTTGGCATTATCGACAACTAAGCCATCAGCAGATGCCGCTGCATGATTGCCGGGCAGGGTTAATTCTTCAGAAGCCTGAATGTCGGTGGTTTGGTCCATGGTTAACTCTCTCTTATTGAGGTGTCTCGGCTACTCCGCCGGAGGGGATTTGAACTTGACGCATAAGATTCGCGAAATCCATGCGTTGTGAATGAGTCTGGTCTGCATCTTTAAGAAGCAGCTCAGCGTTAGCACGAGCATCTTTGCTGCGCTGTTGCTGGAATTGACCTACGAGCTTGAGGTACTCACGCAGTTCTGCCTGCTTGTCTAGGTCCATATTGTTGAAGATTTCCGCAATCTTCGCGGCGTTGAGTTGGTTTTGGGCTTCAACCTTGGCGGCTTCAACCTGAATCTGCGCCTGTTGGTTCTCTGCCTTGAGCAATTCAGCCTGACCTTGCAGAAGGATACCCTGCGCCTGAATTTGCTCTGCTGATGGCTGCTGCGGCTGCTGTTGAGCCTGCTGTACCATCTCCATCTCTTCAGGTGTTTCTGGTTTCTTCAGCCCCATCATCACCAGTTGCTTGTTCGCGTACTCTCGCATCATCTCGACGCCTTTACCGTCAAGCAGCGTGAAGTATTGCAGCATCAGCATCTGGAACTCTGGAGTACCTTGTGGAACCTTGGTGAGTAACTCCTGAATCTCTGCGCGGTTCTGTTCCTTCATACTCTGGAAGGATGGTCCAACGTCTGTATAGCACTCATAGCGACCGCGAATGTCGTTGAGTGTGACCACATTGCCGGACTGGTAATCTACAACTTGCGCGTAGAGTTGAACGTCTTTCTCGCTTCCGTCTTCAAGAGTCAGCGTTACATGGCGAGGAACGTCATAAATATCGTTGACCATTGAGGCATAAATCTCGCCATCACGTCGCATTGCGGTAGCCAGGTTATCCTGAAACACGTATGTCTCAAGGTCTGCCCGCATGTTCAGTTGATTGACGGTATCGAAAGCGACCTGACCATTTGCCGCCTGCGCATCCACGCCAAGACTAGCCACCTCTTTCACTGCGTTGGTGGCTGCCTCAAGCATGTAAGCGTTGGCTTGCGGCACTTCAGGGTTTTCCATGTAGGAGATTGGACCAATCGGCAGGTCGTTACCGTTTTCATCGGTCCTGTTCTGCAGATAGTACGGATAGTCATCATTTCCACCGTACATGTATTCGTAGCCTTCGATTTGCTCAGGGAAGAAGGTCGGTTTCTTCTTCGGTGAACGAGCAACAATATCGGCGTTGAACGACATGATCATGTTACGAAGGCGTTGACCGTCTTTCGTCAGCCTTACCACTCCTTCGTAGCACTCCTTGTCACCAGCGAATGACCATTCACCATACACTGGAACGATTGGAATATGCTCTCCGGCTATCTTCTCGCGGTCTTTCAGTATCTGCGTACAGGTGATGATCGACTTATACACACGCCGACGCTTCACCTTGCGCTCTGCTACCTTAATGAATCCACGATTAGCCAGGTCGTCGATGACGTCTTTGATATCCTGCTGGTAATAGCTTACCGGCTCACCTGTCAGCGGGTCGCGGTAGATGAAGACTTTCTCTTTCTTCTCTTCGACCTCGTAATACTCAGCGACGTAGACGACATCATTCGATACCCACGGAAACAGCCATGTATCGTTCGGATTCTGGAAAGATGGCAAGGTGTCCGGATCAATACCGTAATCCTCTGCGAACTCTTTCCAGACATTGCGCGACAAGGCGTTAATCACCGTGCAGTGCTTAGCGTCGCTCTTATCCATCTGCTTGCTGTTGGCGTCCCATATGACGTGTGAGCAGGCTTCATGAATTGGCAGGCGTCGAATTACCTGATTGTTGCTTGTTGGATCGTTGTCTTCGTACTGCGTGACCAGACGCCATGCACCAACGCCGGACTCTATCTGCTCACGAACGCCAACGTTAACGGCAATTTTTGCCGTGTTATGGCGCATATCAGTACGATACATCCCCATCAACACATCGGCTGCATCAGGATTAGCACCGTCTTTTGGTCGGAAGAGAACGTCGATAGGGTTCCGGCGCATCTCTGCGACCAACTTCCTGACCACCGGGCGGACAACATCGAATTGTCCGCGATATTGCAGGGTGGTGTAGTTTGATAGCCAGTCATCCCATTGCGACACTCGGCTAAAATACAGGTCATTTGTCGCCTCGGTTCTGGCTTCATCGCTCGCCATCCAGTCTGCGTCAAACTTACACAGAATGGAATTGAGTCTGTTTTCGTCGGCCATTTAAGTTCTCCGTGCGATGGGCCTGATTGGGGCTGGTATCTTTTTCTCTTTTGGCTTTTTGATGTCGCGCATCATTTTTGCGAAGCGGCGCATCATGTATGCATAGCGAACGGCGGATAGCACGTCGTCGTTAAGCTTGACGATTTTCCCGTTTTCATCACGGTGATAGAGGCGGAACTCCTCAAAGAATGGCTCACAGGTGTTGAATACTTTGAAGCGACCGTCGAGCATCATGTCTCGCAATTCAGTGATGCCAGGCTCAACAGCGTTGCCGCCATCAGGCCATGTTGCATGCTCCTGCAACATCATAAATCCAGCGTCCGCATACTGCCCTTTGAGCTGCTCACCGCCGCCCTTCTCGTGCTGGTTTCCGTCATGAGGCCATGCGGTTGGCACTTTATGCGCCCATGGTTTAACAGCTCCCCACGCCTGAACGGCTGTCTTTTCTTTCGCCTTCCAAACGCGTGAAAGGTAGATTATGTCTGCGTCCTTATCCCACCAAAGCTGAACCTGCGCCTGCGGGTGATCCCATCCGAAATCCATCCCACCAATTACGTAGAAGTGATCAGGACACTCGAACGGCTGACACTTAATAGTCTCTTCCGGTATCTGGAAGATTCGACCACTACCCATCGTAGGAATACCGCGAGCACGCGCCTCTCTCTCATGCTCAGGATAAGATGCGATGATTTGCTCTTTCTGTTCGTCTGTGTAGTGCTCAGCGTCGTAGATGGTCATGTTGACCACTTTCTGCGACTTGCTTGGATTCTTCAGGAACTTGGTAACAACGTCAGACATCCCCATCAGCGGGGTAAACGTCAGAATTGAGAATTGCCCGTATTTGTTGGTACGGGTAAGGCCTTCACCATAAATGCTGTATGGTGGTTCTTCGTCAAACCACACGCCGTGGATTGTGTCACCCTGCCAGCGAGCACGACCTTGCGAGTATGGCTTGAAGTAGCAGATTGAAATGCCATCTTCAACGCCATCAGCCGTGTGATGCTTAACCAGAAGGTGATCAACAAGGTTCGGAAAGAAAGGAGACTTCTTCCAGCTAATGATGTCTTCTTTAGGTATGGAACCGTAGCCTGGCTCACCATTCTCTTCGATACGACCACACAGGATGCGTTGAGTCGTTTTGGTTACAGTCTCGTTTGTCTCGCCACCAATCCAAAAGACAACAGGCTCATAAAAACGCTTACCTTTCCACTCACCGCCATATTTACCATCAGCAGGATAGCCTTTTGTGCCCGGATAACGCCCGGTAAGGTGAAACGCGACTTCAGCAGCACCAGTAAATGACTTACCAAGCTGGTTACCAGCCATAAAACAGCGCTCTGGATAGTCATGCCCGGCGTCGATGAACTCACGCTGTTTGCTGTATGGCGTAAATTCATATAGCAGGTGTGTGTTACGGTAGTTCTCTTCTTCTTCGAGTAGCTCGAGCAATTCGATTTGCTCTTCGTCGCTCAAGTTATCAAGAATCGCGTCCAGTTCCACGGTTGAATAGCTCCTTGATACGAGAGCGCCGCTTATCGCGATCTCCCTTATCAGGTGTCACGTCTTCAACTTGCGACTGCTCTTTGAGGCCCAAATCACGGGCGATGATGTTAGCGTTGAGAAGGTCAGCAGCTGCGCCAGAGAATTTCTGGTCGTAGATGATGTCTTCCACTCGTGATGTGACGTCAGAAAAGCCTTCCATTGACCGGAAGGTTCCCCATGTTTGCCTGGTGATATCAAGGAAGGTACACAATCCTGAAATAGTCATGGCTCGCATCTTAGGGACATTAGCCTTAATTATTTCTCCCTGATATGAAAATACCTTACCCTCCCATAGCGGGTTATCATCAGCCCACTCGAAGTATTCACAACAAGCAGCCCACAGCGCCTCAGGCGATTCGAATTTAGGTTTTCGCCCATGACTACTGCGGGCCTCCCAAAATCGGTTGCCCTTTGGTGCTGCCATATTGATTATTTCCCTTCTGCTTGCTTATCCCATTCATCGCGGAATTTGGATGGGTTGTCGAAACCTTGAGTTGCCATGTTTATGCTCCGGTAGTGAACAGGTCTAACGCTTCCTTCGATTTACGCACCGCTTCGATAGTTCGGGTCGTGATATCTGAATTAGCGCCGCCTGACTGAAAGTGAATTTTGAATAGCTCAAGCTTCAGTTCGTCAGTGCCAATGAACTGAAATGCTTCTTCTGCGGCTGCGTTCTGGTTCATGACCAGTTTGTAAATCTCTAACTGGAATTTCTGTTCTTCAGTCATGGGAATAATCTCTGCCATTGTTGGCTCCGTTTATCCGTTAAAAGGGATATCAGTTAAGTTATCCCGTGCAGGGTATAAGCCATTGTCGAGACCACTCATTGAATGGTCTCTGCAATAACCGATGTCTTTCCATCAGTCCGCCACCACAAAGAATCTTTTTTGCCATAAGGCAGGAGGTTCATCTTACAGTGGCTGCCAGTGTTATTTCCCCACTTACTGGCTTGGGTTGTTTCGCTGTACTGCCGTAACTGGTTGCCCAGAATAAATTCAGGTTTCATTATCAAGCCCACCCGTAGATAGGCTTTGTAATGACTTACCCCAGCTTTGCTCGCACCAGCGCATCTTTAGCTTCGAGCAGCTTGCGGAGACCTGCTGACTTTTCAGCACTGTCCGGCAGTGATTCATCCATCAGTGTCGCAAGGTCACCGATTGGCTTACTTATTTCCTGCAGATGCGCAGGGAGGTGTTGATAAGCGAAATACTTCATGATTGGAGATGACATTATTTACCCTCGGTTAGTAAAAAGCCTCGCTATTACGAGGCTATGATTGTTCATTTCAGGCACTGCGTGTTGATGTATTCCTGCAGCGCTCTCAGTGATGTTTGGTCGCTGATGATTCCGGATCTGATACTGAGAACGTTTCGTCCAGCAACTGGAGAGAGTTCGACGGTGGCATCATTGCCCATGCCGGAGGCGCCGGAGGTTTCGGCTGAGGATGGCACAGGGCATTTTCCTTTGACGAGCACCCTGCCACCATTATCAAGCTTGCGCCGAAGAGCATCATTTTCAGCTTTCGCATCAGCTAACTCCTTCGTGTATTTAGCATCGAGTGCATCAGCATCGCGCTGGCGCTGCTGCATGTCAGTAATGGTGGCAGTCGCCTGCTTCAGCTCTCTGACTTTTTTATCGCGCTGCTCCTTGTAGGCGATGGCGTTATCACGGTAATGATTAACAGCCCATGACAGACAGACGATGATGCAGATAACCAGAGCGGAGATAATCGCGGTGACTCTGCTCATACCTCAATCTCTCTGACCGTTCCGCCAGCCTCTTTGAATTTTGCAATCAGGCTGTCAGCCTTATGCTCGAACTGACCATAACCAGCGCCCGGCAGTGAAGCCCAGATATTGCTGCAACGGTCAATTGCCTGACGAATATCACCACGATCAATCATCGGCAAAGCGCCACGCTCCTTAATCTGCTGCAATGCCACAGCGTCCTGGCTTTTCGGAGAGAAGTCTTTCAGGCCAAGCTGCTTACGGTAGGCATCCCACCAACGGGAAAGAAGCTGGTAACGTCCGGCTGCTGTTGATTTGAGTTTTGGGTTTAGCGTGACAAGTTTGCGAGGGTGATCGGAGTAATCAGTGAATAGCTCTCCGCCAACAATGACGTCATAACCATGATTTCTGGTTTTCTGACGTCCGTTATCAGTTCCCTCTGACCATGCCAGCATATCGAGGAACGCCTTACGTTGATTATTGATTTCCACCATCTTCTACTCCGGCTTTTTTAGCAGCGAAGCGTTTGATAAGCGAACCAATCGAGTCAGTACCGATGTAGCCGATAAACACGCTCGTTATATAAGCGAGATTGCTACTTAGTCCGGCGAAGCCGAGAAGGTCACGAATGAACCAGGCGATAATGGCGCACATCGTTGCGTCGATTACTGTTTTTGTAAACGCACCGCCATTATATCTGCCGCGAAGGTACGCCATTGCAAACGCAAGGATTGCCCCGATGCCTTGTTCCTTTGCCGCGAGAATGGCGGCTAACAGGTCATGTTTTTCTGGCATCTTCATGTCTTACCCCCAATAAGGGGATTTGCTCTATTTAATTAGGAATAAGGTCGATTACTGATAGAACAAATCCAGGTTACTGTGTTTAGTAATCAGATTTGTTCGTGACCGATATGCACGGGCAAAACGGCATGAGGTTGTTAGCGCAACCTCCTGCCACCCGCTTTCACGAAGCCAGACATTGAGCTGGTTTTCTTTTATACAAAGCACACCGCACCGTAGCCACAGCGGATAAGGTGAGGGTATTGTCTGTCTGGTATTTGGTTTGATGTGCTTTCAGAAAGGCCGTGCTTAAAACGCAAAAAGCCCCGAGCTATTAACTCAGGGCTTTATTTAACGAGTGCATTTATCCATCGTTGATGTCAAATTTACCCAACTTTATTCAAAAAGTCAATATTATGCCGTTAATATGTTGCCATCCGTGGCAATCATGCTGCTAACGTGTGACCGCGTTCAAAATGTTGTCTGCGATTGACTCTTCTTTGTGGCATTGCACCACCAGAGCGTCATACAGCGGCTTAACAGTGCGTGACCAGGTGGGTTGGGTGAGGTTTGGAATTAGCATCGTTACAGCGCGATATGCGGCGCTTGCTGGCATCCTTGAATAACCGACGCCTTTGCATCTTCCACACTCTTTCTCAACAACTCTCCCCCACTGCTCTGTTTTTGCTATATCAACCGCGCGGCCTGTACCGTGGCAATCTCTGCATCTTGCCCCCGGCGTCGCGGCACTACGGCAATAATCCGCATAAGCGAATGTTGCGAGCACTTGCAGCACCTTTGCCTTAGTATTTCCTTCGAGCTTTGCCACACCACGGTATTTCCCCGATACCTTGTGTGCAAATTGCATCAGATAGTTGATAGCCTTTTGTTTGTCGTTCTGGCTGAGTTCATGCTTACCGCAGAATGCCGCCATTCCGAATCCGGCTTGTGATTGCGCCATCCCCATAGCAGCCATCACATCAGTACCGGAAAGAGAGTCAGAAGCCGTAGCCCGTGGTGAGTTGCTCATCATCGGGCTTTTTGGAGAATGAAATTTAGCTACGCTTTCGAGTCTCATGGTCTTCCCCTCTTGCCCTGTTTGACCATCAGGACGCCGTTAACTATTACATGACGCTCGCCTTTGCTGTCTCGGTTGTACTTGAGCACTGTTCCTCTTGCGCAGGAAAGCATCCTCGCCACTTCGGTCTGATTGCCTCGTGTCTGGATAAGAAGCTCTGGTATCGTTTGAATTGTGGCGTTCATGCGTTCTCCAGTTCGGTGATTTTTATTCCAAGCCTTCCGCCTGGTACTTTCACGCCACGAATTACGCGAATGTCATCGAATTGCTCGTCGTCTTCCGCAAATCCGGCGTGGATAAGGGAGTCGAGTAAACCTTTCAGGATGTTGTCGAGATCGCGGCGGCGGGAGTCTGGAACGTCTGCGATGACTTTGATGCGGAGTCGTGATTTGGTGAAAATGTCTAACTTGAGTTGGCGGATGATTTGCTGAACGTCTTTTCGGTATTTCTGGCCTTTATCGCTGATGTAGTATTGGCTCCCCCGTCTTCGCCAGTAGGTGTTCACCGACGGCGGGTATGGAAGCACAAACTGATATTCGTTCATGACTTAATCTTCCCCTCCTTCAGCAGTATCGCCTGCGTCCTGATCACGCCTTCGAGGTGGTAAAGTCTGGCGTCTTTGTTGTCGAGAATCCGGGTGCGTCGGTCGATCTCCGCGTGGCAGTCACTACAAGCCCATGCGCCGATCAGGTCGTCAGGCTTCATTCCCGTTCCGCAAATTCCAGCCATCCGGTAATGTGCCAGAACTGTAGTTTCAGGATTGCCATTGCATACGCCGTAAATACGTACCTGGCATTCTCTGCCGCGTGCTTCTTTGCGTAGGTTAGCCATTTACCTTCCCTCGCAATTGAAGAATTGACTGAAGGTCTTTTTTAATAAATATGCGAGTGCGAATTGAGCAGTAGTTTTCCTTCATTCTGGCGTAGTAATAGTCTTTTCTTTGCTTAAGCTTGTTGGCATCCGCTGTCATCCAGTCTTTTACAGCACACTTAATTAACCAGCGGTGGCAGAGATACCATTTCAGGTAATCACTCATCGTCTTCTTCCTCGTACATTGAGCTATTCGGATCGCTCATCAGTTCTGCGCAGCAGTGCTCACACACATGAACTTCCAGCACATGCAGCTTCTGACCGCAGTTAGCGCACGTTAAAGCCCGCTCGACGCTTTCTTTCTGGTATTGAATGGATTGGGATGGGCTAAGCATTATTGGCGTCCTGCATCATGAGAAATACAATCATGGCGGCGCGGAGTGGGTTGTTGTCTATGGTAATAAATTCACAAAATCTATCTGCCTCCCACCAATATTCATTCTTCATTCCAGGATTATTTCTTTCGTATGCACATATGCTGATATGATGTTTTGCGATTACAGGCCATGAGGCGCTCGGATCATTGCAGTAGTCAGGTAAAGGGTTTAATGGCTCAAAAGTTGTATCAGCATTTCCGTAATACCATTTGTTGGTGTTATTCCCTGACGTTTCCGGTTTACATGCCCAAAGGCCTTTAAAAATTATGTCTCCTACCATTCTGTTAATTTCAAAATCACTTAACTGTGAATAATCCATTGTCATTTCCTCGCACGATGTCTTAGCCACCGGATATCCCACAGGTGAGCCGTGTAGTTGAAGGTTTTTACGTCAGATTCTTTTGGGATTGGCTTGCGTTTATTTCTGGAGCGTTTCGTTGGAAGGTATTTGCAGTTTTCGCAGATGATGTCGGTGATACTTCGTCGCTGTCGTCTCATTCGTACCTCCTGTCGGTAAATCTGACACCCTGACCAATAGCCCATGCTGTCGTGTACTCAATCAGGCTTGCCATGCGCTTCACGCTCATCTGCGCGCTACTTTCGCGAATGTTGACGTATTCGCCTTCAAGCCCGGGCAAAACATCAGCTTCCTGCTTTGTTGCCACTGCATGACCGCTAATCAACAAAACCTTCCATTGTTCTGGTTTTAACCATTTGCCGCACCATTGAACCTGACGAGCGATATCTGCGACCATCGCGTGAAATTTTGCGTTCTGGTCAAGATTGCGCTTGTAGTCAGTAATGCGGATGGTAACTGGCTTGTCTTTATCGAGTGGTGTTGCGAGGATGGCATTTATTGCGGCTTGCTGTTGTTGCTTAGTTCGGAGGAAGATTGTTTGCTTCATCGTTACTCCTTCACTTTGACTCCAGCAGCGCGGATGTTTTCCTCATAAGCATCCATTCCATCACCGAAGCCATTGGAATAATCAACAGTAAACCCTTTGGCTAATGCTTCTCTGCTGTCGATAAACTTTGGCGCGGTTATTTCAATAGCTGCTCGCGATGCCTGCCACGCTTGCCAATACATCTCAACCATATTGGCGTATATTTTATTTTTATGATCACATCCGGTGTAATTTTCAAACCATTCTTCAAACTGCTTTCTTGATTCGTCCATATTCCTCTCCATCACTAGACTTTGTGCTGTTCTGAAATAACACGAGAAAATGCCTCACGCCGCCATTCTTTGCTGCGCTCAATGTCATCCTGCATATCTTTAAATTCGACATTTTTCCTTGATTTCTGCAAGGTGTAACCGCATCGGGCCATGTACCAAAGAAAGGTGTCAATAACATAGATATGCCCATCTCTGGCATTACCGTTTTCGTTAGCATTCCCAATTGTGTCGTGCATAGCCTTAAACACATCTTTCTGGTCGTGAAAGTCGCGTAGAAAGCCAGGAAGATATTCGCCGCTTTGCAACCATTCAATTAATCCATTTTCGTTACTCATCATTCCTCTCCGTCAGCGTGCTGGATGTTAGTTAAGTGGCGTAAATGTGTAATCGTCATCGTGTAGTACTTCGTCGTGCACATAAATAAATCCGCCTTCATGTGTAATGTACAGATCGCCTAAATCATCTCGCTCAGGCTCAATATGACGCTGGCAGAATGGGCAATACTGCGCATGTTTAGATGGTTCACTCACGCTATCACCTCTCACTTCCAATCCAATAAAAAAGGGCTACTGTGTAAATAGCCCCTGTTATTATCTCAGTGATGTAGATGGTCATACGTCCGCCCCTTGTGCATATCGTCTGCCACGCGCAGCAGGTGCATTTGATGCTGTGCAAATCTGTCTGGCTTCATCCTGGTCACATGCAACAAAGTGTCCGTTACAGAACCGCTGGTAAACCGTACCAAGTGAGCCAAAACGGTTTTTCGTCACGATGATTTCAGCAAATGGCGCGGCGCTACTGTTCTCGTCATATACCGCTTCCCGATAGAGCATGATGATTGAGTCTGCGTCCTGCTCAATGCTTCCTGAATCACGCAAATCTGCGTTTGTCGGGCGTTTGTTTGGTCGCTTCTCAACATCGCGCGAAAGCTGACTCAGGGAGATAACAGGCGTTTTCAAGTCTTTCGCCATCGCCTTCAGGCTTCCTGAGATGTGAGCAATTGCGAGGTCGTTGCGGTCTGCTTTCGGCTTCTCAATCAGGCCAAGATAATCCGCCATGATGAGTGAGAGGTTTGGATTTTCCTGTTTGTGCCGTTCTGCGATTGAGCGTATTTCTTCGACCGATAACCGCGAGGCATCGACTACCCATACATCCAAATCTGCAAGCTGACTCATGCCGTTAGCAACGCGCGCCCAGCCTTCGTCATCCATCGATGCAGGATTTCGCAGCACGCTAACCGACATCCTCCCGGCGTTGGCAATACTTCGCTCTGCAATCTGCAATGCACTCATTTCCATCGAGAAAATCAACACTCCGCGCCGGACGTCAGAACCAGGAATAACGCGGCTTGCAACGCCTTCGGCAATCTTCAGCGCCAGTTCGGTTTTCCCCATACCAGGACGAGCAGCGATTATCACAAGGTCTTCTGCGTTCATCCCTCCGGTGATGGCATCAAGTTCTTCGATTCCGGTCTTCAGGGTATCGGACTCTTCTCCGTTCCTCAGACGCCTGTCAAGCGTGTCGGTGTAGTCAGTGATGATTTCCCCTAAGCGTACCGGTTTAACCTCGTCACGGGGCTTTCTGATGGCTGAGAGACGCTTTACAAGTTCATCCATCGCCTGACTCGATGCGTCGATGGTTCCGCTCTGAATTGGTTCACGCATTTCATCCATGATTTCCAGCACCAGACGGCGGTGATAGTTATCCGCGACCATTCCGGCATATCCCTTCAGGTTTGCGGCACTCGGGCAGTTTTTGCTGGTCATCAGGATTGACGTGAAATGCTCCTCTCCGCACGCCTCGGCAACCATCAGCGCGTCGATTAGATTTCTGTTTCTCGCCTGCTTACGGATAACTTCGAAGGCTTTCCTGTAGAGCGGAATTGAAAACGCTTCCGGCTCAAGCGTTGCCAGAACGTCACTGGCAGTTGGTGTTAATCCACCAATCAGCAAGCCACCGATAACGCTCGCTTCGATATCCTGTTTCATGCAATCCCCCTGTCTGCAAACTTCCCTTCCCGAACTCCCGTTAACGAATCTTCCCTCAGCAGGTAATCAAAATCTGCCGTCCAGCCAGTGTCGTTGTCTCCGAAGTAAAACGGCTTGGCCTGATGCACAAACGCCCTGACATACGCTCTGAAACCGTCCACGTTTGGCGTTTTCAGTTGCGGGATGATTTTCTTCAGGCGGCGTTTGCGTTTCTCGTTGACCGCAACAGCGTGTGGCAGTCTGTCACCGACTTCGGTGTTGTAGGCGTTCAGGAAGGATTCGTAGTCGATTCGTTCTGCCTTGCGACGTTCATGTTTAACCTGCCCATCGCCTCCCCCATTGGGGGGTAGGGGGGTATTATTTATATTCTTGTTAATACCTTCTTGTTCATGATGTGCGGTTGTTTGTGCGGCTTCATGTGCGCTTTCATGTGCGGTATGTACGCTGAAAGCCGCGCCATTACTGGCTTCATCATGTGCGGCATCATGTGCGGTTGTTTGTGCGGCTTCATGTGCGGGTGAATTGTCCATTTTTTGAGCATATTCATGGTAATTTGTGATGGTGATCACACGACCTTTTTGCTTCTCTCCATCAATGGTGATCATCCCCTCTTTCACAAAAACCTGAAGCATCCGCTCAACCTGATCACGGCTTGCCGGCTTGCCATGCCTGTCGCATAACTGAAGACCTAAATCAGCTGCTGTCACAACCAGTTGACCGGGTTGCAGATGCCATTCATGACCTTTGAAATTCGCTTTGTATGGCTTTCTGGCGGCATTCAGGAGAAGGTTTTCCCACAGGGTGCGAAGATAAACATCTTTCGCCCATGACTGTTTCAGAATGCTCCGGTACAACGGAATGTAACCAGTTTTCTGGTTCTCCATCCTGTTGCTCCTGCGCTCGTGTGCGGCGCTGAAATCGTAGATTTTTGCTGTATTGCTCATAACTACCTGCCTTGACGAAAGACCTTAAGAACATCGTTAAACTGACTTACGGATATGTCTTCTTTGAGCAGCTTTTCCAGAAATGCGTTTGGAATGAACGTATATCCATCCTCTTTTGGTAGAGACGGGAGCAACGCCCTCGCCTCAGCCTTCAGAAGCTCAGTTCTGGCAACTTTCACAAAAGAGATTTGAGTTCTTTCATCAATGGAACGAAGGAAGCGCAAACGCTTAGCTTCTTTGTGTGTATCAGATGGATTAAAGCCTTTGTTTCGCATATAATTACCTCGTTGGATGTTGTTAAAATTCCATTTGTATTTGATCAGAACGCTCGGTTGCCGCCGGGCGTTTTTTATTGGTGAGAATCGAAGCAACTTGTCGTGCCAATCGAGCCATGTCGTCGTCGACAACACCCCATTCAAGTACAGCAAGCAGCATTGAGAACTTTGGAATCCAGTCCCTCTTCCACCTGCTGATCTGCGACTTATCAACGCCCACAGCTTCCGCTGTCTTCTCAGTTCCAAGCATTGCGATTTTGTTAAGCAACGCACTCTCGATTCGTAGAGCCTCGTTGCGTTTGTTTGCACGAACCATATGTCAGTATTTCCTTAGATAACAATTGATTGAAGGAATGCAAATAAATGCATACATCATAGGTGTGGTTTAATTTGATGCCCTTTTTCAGGGCTGGGATGTGTAAGAGCTGGAATGTCTTAAGCGGCTTTGTGTTCCGGCGGGAACACGTCATCAAGACTGACTTTTGCGCCTAACTTGTTTAGGCACTCAACAAGAGCACGGCATGTTTTAAGGTCTGGGAAGCGACGACCAGATTCCCAATGTCCGATAGCTCCCTGTGTGCATCCAACTGCCTTAGCAAGTGTTGTTTGAGAGATATTCAGTGACTCTCGATATTTTCGTAGGTTGCTCATATGCCCTCCATAGTAACCATGAAACAATAATACGATATGTACTTTTAGAATGCAAACAAAAAATACATCTTGTGCATGGATGGTTTTAGTACAGAGCGTAATAATAAGGGTATGAAAATGAAATGGTATGAACTGGCTAGATCCAGAATGAAAGAGCTCGGCATAACTCAAGAGAAGTTAGCTGAAGAGCTTGGTATGACGCAGGGTGGAATTGGTCACTGGTTGCGCGGATCTCGTCATCCATCTCTTGACGAGATTGGTGTGGTGTTTAAATACCTTGGTATTGATAACGTCTCATTCAACCACGACGGTACATTTTCACCTGTTGGCGAATACTCATCTGCCCCCGTTAAAAAACAATATGAGTACCCTGTTTTTTCTCATGTTCAGGCCGGGATGTTCTCGCCTGAGCTTAGAACCTTTACCAAAGGTGATGCGGAGAGATGGGTCAGCACAACCAAAAAAGCCAGTGATTGTGCGTTCTGGCTTGAAGTTGAAGGTAATTCCATGACCGCGCCAACAGGATCCAAGCCAAGCTTTCCTGACGGGATGTTAATTCTCGTTGACCCTGAGCAGGCTGTTGAGCCAGGTGATTTCTGCATAGCCAGACTTGGTGGTGACGAGTTTACCTTCAAGAAACTGATCAGGGATAGCGGTCAGGTGTTCCTACAGCCACTAAACCAGCAATATCCAATGATTCCATGCAATGATAGCTGTTCCGTAGTAGGGAAAGTTATCGCCAGCCAGTGGCCTGAAGAGACATTTAGTTAACAGCCTCACCACTCTAAAGCACACAACAATAACCCGACCTTAGTGTCGGGTTTTCTTTTTCCAAAATATAAACCAATTAAATACAAAGCGTTATAAAAAACCAACCATATTTAGAACATTTTGTATTGACTCGATAAAGTACAAATCGTACTATTTAGCCATCAGCAGGACGCACTAACCACCATGAAGGTGATGCTCTTAAAAATTAAGCCCTGAAGAAGGGCAGCATTCAAAGCAGAAGGCTTTGGGGTGTGGTGAAGCCAGCTAGTCACTGGCAAGTGCTTACCTACTGTTGAGCGGTGAAGCGCTCCCAACGCTAGCAATAGCGTGGACGAGATGGGGAGCCGCGGGCGATAAGGCCGCCATAACGCGCACGTTGTCGCATGGAAAAATCGCTGGGGTGCCGGTTATACCCCTCCGAATGAGACTCAACAAGCTGGAGCTAGACTACCAGCCACCACACCACCAAAGCTAACTGACAGGAGAATCCAGATGGATGCACAAACACGCCGCCGCGAACGTCGCGCAGAGAAACAGGCTCAATGGAAAGCAGCAAATCCCCTGTTGGTTGGGGTAAGCGCAAAGCCAGACACCCGCAAAATTCTCTCGCTGACTCGAAAGCCTAAATCACGAGTAGAAAGCGCACTGAATCCGATAGACCTTACGGTGCTGGCTGAATACCACGAACAGATTGAAAGCAACCTGCAACGTATTGAGCGCAAGAATCAGCGCACATGGTACAGCAAGCCACGCAGTGAAATGGGTGTGACTTGTGTTGGTCGCCAGAAAATGAAATTAGGCAGTAAGCTACTGTATGAGGGGTGAGATATGCATAAATGTCAGTTCTGTGGATACATGTTTGAATCAAATGAAATGCAACGTATTTCGTTAAACCTTATCGGTAGGCCATACAACATTTGCCTAGGATGTAGCGAGAAATACAAAAACAAAGACATGTGGGACGACAATAAAAACGATATCGACTGGAATAAAGTGCCATGTATTGATGATAGTTAAAAATAATTATGCCGCATAGTCGGCCTTCTTTTGGCATAAACAACAGAATAAACACTGCACTGAATTATTTGAGGTGAGATATGACAAAATCATGGAGCGTACCTTTTCCTGAATCAGAAACTGAACATGATGGAATGCCTGTTTTCTGGAGATTCCAGGCGACAGTTGAAGAAGATGGAATCAAAATATTCGCACTTCAATATATAGCTTTTCATCAGACAGAGCATTATGCATGGTTGGTTCCTGCGCATTGGATTGTTGATTTTAAACCAGCACCAAATCAGTGGTTACAGGAATGGAAACAAAGGAGAAATAGATATGCAATTAAGAAAGTAGCAAAAAATGCAGAAAGATCTTTTGCATTCCCAACGAAGAAACTTGCCATTGAGAGTTTATTGCGCCGGAAGAAATACCATTTAATGAGAATCAAACAAGATTTTGCTGTTGTATCAACTCTTGTTGATGGGATGAAGAATATTGATACATCAACACCAGATATTGAATATAACTTTGGACACAACCAAGAAACAGAAAATTGGGTATTCTACTAGGCCGCATAGTCGGCCTTTATTTTTGGCATAAACAACAGAGGTGGATATGAAAGAGTTTAAGGGTACGCCTGGTAAATGGAAGTACACGGTTAGAAACGTCAACGAGATGATGACTACGTTCCATGGTGTGACGATTGGTGACACATACATTGAAGCAGCAACAAGAAATGAAAGGGAGGATGCGCTACTGATAGCAGCAGCTCCTGATTTGCTTGAAGCACTGCAAGAGCTTGTCTTCCTTTACGAGCATGACGAAGGGTGCAGAGAGTTAACCGAATACAAACGAGCCAAGGCAGCAATCAGCAAGGCTCTGGGAGGTGAATGATGTGCGAGTTTTATGAAGCAGATATCAAACGCCCAGAAATGGCAAGTGATGCGACATTACGTGATTACTTCGCTGCTAAGGCTATGGCAGCAATAGTGCGCAGATGGGACGGACATTCCTTTGGCGGTGGACAGAATTCACCACAGTACAAAGAATTAGCAGATGATGCCTACTTTATTGCTGATGCCATGCTCAAAGCTCGCGAATAAGCACTGTGTATTCATTCCAACGAGTGAATACACGGAGCAATGTCGCTCATAACTAAACAGGAGCCGACTTGTTCTGATTATTGGAAATCTTCTTTGCCCTCCAATGTGAGGGCGATTTTTTTGACGGAGGATATATGAGTGAAGTAACAGATTTAGTTGTTATTGAAAAAGCAAATGCAATGATTGTATTTCAGTCTGCTGACCAGATTGAAGAAATTCTCCAAAAGGTTGAACGTGAAGTTATGTCCTTTGTGCCTGATATCACAACGGCAAAGGGCAGAAAAGAGATCGCTTCTCTGGCGTATAAAGTTGCGCAGACGAAAACATATCTCGATGGTCTTGGCAAAGACCTTGTTGCTGAACTGAAGGAAATTCCAAAGCTAATTGATGCCAACCGCAAGACAGTGCGTTATCGCCTTGATGAGCTGAAAGCCAAGGCACGCCAGCCTCTTACTGATTATGAGGAAGAACAGGCGCGGATTAAAGCCGAAGAAGAAGCTAAGGCAGCAGCTGAAGCTCTCGCAAAGCAAATTGAGTCTGACCATGAAATAGCTATTTTGATGGATCGCGAATTTGACCGCCAAAGAGAAGAGGCAAGACTCAAAGCGGAGCAGGAAAAGCGAGAGCATGAAGAACGCTTAAAAAGAGAAGCTGAAGAGAAAGCCAGAGCAGAAGCCGAAGCAAAGGCAAAAGCCGAAATTGAAGCAGCAGCAAGGCGAGAAGCAGAAGCTAAGGCCGCAGCGGAACGTGCAGAGCGTGAACGCATTGAAGCCGAGCAGCGAGCACAGCGCGAAGCAAAAGAGGCAGCAGAACGAGCTGAAAGAGAAAAGCAGGCAGCAATTGAAGCAGAACGCAGAAAAGCACAGGAGGAGGCTGAACGAATCCGTCGCGAGGCTGAAGCAAAAGAGCAAGCCAGAATAGCAGAAGAAAAAAGAATCAAGGAAGAAGAAGAGCGTAGAGCAAAGGATAAAGCTCACCGGAAAGAAGTAAATAACAAAATACTTGCTGACCTTATCAAGGTTGGTGCATCAGAAGATGTTGCTAAAAATATCATAACAGCCATCGTAAAAGGCGAAGTATTCGCAACAAAAATAACCTACTAATAAACCAACATAAGGAACCACCCATGATTTACGCAATCGCGGGAGGCGCTCGCATGGGTGCCTTCCAACTAAATGAATCTTTACTTGAACGAATCACCCGTAAATTACGTGACGGATGGAAAAGAGTTGAGGTCTTATTATGCGCAATGAAATAGCCATCAATCACCAGATGCTTCGTGCTGCACAGAACAAAGCAGTAATAGCCAGATTTATTGGTGATTCCAAAATGTGGCTTGAAGCAAATAAAGCGATGAAATCAGCTATCAACCTTCCGTGGTATCGCAGGAAATGAGTTTTACAGATAACTGGTAAGACGAAGAATTCATTCGTCAGATGAAAGAAATGCTCAATCAGCACAAAGAACAGGAGAAAGATGATGATTCTGACTCTGAATGATAAGCGTGAAATATCGCAAATCATCGCAAGTTTTACCGATGAAGATTACGAACGAATCAACAGTGAAGTTGATCGTCTCTGCAAACGTTGCGACCCAATAAGCGAAATGCTTCGCTCATATAAACCAGATGAACACACTAAGGACGCTATCGACTGGCTGGAAGATGATGACTGTAACTATCAGGAAAAAGCCGCTGAATGGTTCTGGGATGCAATAACCGAAAGAGTTAAGGCTGAATATGCCTTCGCAATATTCAAACGCAGACATATTTATGGAGAAGCTGCATGAGCAATATCGTTGAATTCGTTAAACAGCAAGAGCAGTTATTCTGCGGAGCATTGACTGAACAGACGGTGACATGGGCTAAGGAAAGCCAGTTTGCAATTCAGTATTTCCAGAAAAACGATTACCTGGCTAAAACAGCACTGGCAAATCCAACCAGCGCACAGAACGCCATCATCAATGTAGCGGCGATCGGCATCACCTTAAACCCGGCTAGCAAACTGGCTTATCTGGTTCCGCGCGACGGCATGGTGTGCCTTGATATCAGTTATATGGGATTGCTCCATATTGCAATGGAGTCTGGTGTTATCTCATGGGGTCAGGCAAAACTTGTTCATGCTAACGATACCTATGAGTCAAACGGGCTTGATAAAGCACCAACCCATAAATACAACGCCTTCGGTGATCGTGGTGATATCGTTGGCGTTTACTGCACAGTTAAGACGCCAGCAGGTGATTATCTAACGGAAGAGATGAGTCTGGCTGAAATTGAGGCTGTAAGGAAAACAAGCAAGGCGGCATTCAGCGATAAAGGACCATGGGTAAATCACTGGAATGAGATGGCGCGAAAGACGGTCGTAAAGCGTGCAAGCAAGTATTGGCCTAAGGCATCACGTCTTGATAGTGCTATTCACGTACTAAACGAAGAAGAAGGTGTGTGGACTGAACCAGTTATGCCGCACAAATCAGAGGAAGATATCCGCGAAGATGAACGGAAACGCCAGCAGGAAATAACGGATAAAGCACAACTTCTTTGTGATGAAATGGCTCAGGCTGAAAACATGGATGATTTGAAGCGATATTTTGCAGAAGCATATCGCCTGACATCTGGAATGAAATTGCAGCAGAACGTACAAGCCATTTACGCAGAATGCAAAGCGAAACTGGAGGTTGCCAGTGAGCAAACTATATGAAATTGCCAATGAATACGCAAAATTGATGGATTCAGATTTAGAACCAGAGATGATTGCTGACACAATAGAAGGCATGGAAGGAGAATTTACCGATAAAATAGAGCAACTTCTTTCCGTCATTAAAAATGAAACTGGTTATGCTGAACGCCTCAAGGAAGAGGCAAAGTCACTAAATGAGCGAGCCGCAGTAATTCAAAATAAGATTGACAGCATTATGGCGTATATAGCGTCATCGCTTGAAATGGTAGGCAAGAAAAAGATTAGAGCAGGTATTCACCAGGTAACAATCCGCAAACCGTCAGAAATTGTAGAAATAATCGACTCAAGCGCCCTTCCTCCTGAATACGTTGAGTTTGAAACGACAATTAAAGCCGACAAACTGGCAATCAAACACCAACTAAAAGCAGGAATAAATATCCCCGGCGCTCAACTCAAAGTTGGGAAACCTTCACTTCTTATCAAATAACGGTATCGCCTATGAAAAAGACTCCATGGGAGAAATGGGAAGTCGATTTCTTGCGCGAAGTAGCGGCGACAATGCCAGTTGAAGTTATCGCTGAAAAACTGGAAAGGACTGAAAAAGCAGTAATGGCGAAAGCAACAAGGATTGGAGCTGACATTGTTAGCCGACTTCGTGGAAGACGATGGACAAGAGCCGAAGTATCACTTTTCGGTAAGTTCTCCGCAGAAGAAATAGCAATTGCAACCTGCCGCTCAATTTATTCAGTAAGAGCTATGCGATACAAGCTAAAAAAACTCGATGAAGAAAGAGCAGGCATACGAATAAATTAACAAAGAGGAATTTACCATGAGAGGACTTGCATACAATCCCGGCATTCTTCCGGCAGAAATGATTATTCGCCAACGCGTAAAGCCAATGCCATCAAGAGAGGAATTGCTTAAGAGAAATTATTTTCCATCAGTGAATCAAAACAAATATCTGAATGCGATGTGGCGGAGTGGGAAGAAATGAAACAAATGTCACTAATTGAGATGGATGGATTTCTGAAAGGAAAATGCATCCCGCGAGACTTAAAGGTTAACGAAACAAACGCTGAATATCTGGTGCGTAAATTTGGTGAGCTTGAATCAAAGATTGCATTACTTGAAGTGCAATTAAAGCTATCGGAAGCAGCAGAAAGAGCATGGGAGTCATCAATGATGCAGGCTTGCGGCGAAGACGGGCCGAAATCAGTGGCTGATAAGTTTGCCGAACTTGAAGCCAAGTGCGCGGCGCTAGCAACTGATAACGAGAAAGCAATGGAGGCAATGAGGCAGGCAGATGCAGCCGTTAAGTTGGCGCACGAGAAGTTTTCTGCGCTGGCGGCGGAGAATGCGATGTTGAAGCAACGGACACAGCAACTTATCGACATCATTAGTAATACTGACAATGACTACTGCATGTGTGGTTCTGCTATGAAAGACCACGTGCACAGCGGATGTGGTTATCCTACTGGCATGTTCGATTATTACTACAACCAGTGGCTGGAGTCAGATAACAAAACCCCGGCCACCGACGCTTTCCTGGCTGAAGTGAAGACTGAAGCACGCAAGGAGGGAGCTTACTTTGTGGCGAACAGAATGCTGGCTGCCTGGGATGCTGGTTTTATTGATGATACTGCGAAGAACGCAGCGGATATTGCCAGGATGATTCTTACCTCTACTGAGTTTATGGCTAATGCGCCGGAAGGCGATTTCGATCGCTCGTTCGCTGATGGTGTACTCGAAGACATCGCCGCCCAGCTTCGCAAAGGAGGCAACCAGTGAGTGTATATCTTATTGATAAACGTCGACGTGGGCAACAAATACCACCTGTAGGAATTCCGAATCACACATGGTTTTGCGTACTTGATATCGATGGTATGGATGCGTTGGTTGACACTCGTCATTACTGCGATACCGCAACAGCTACTCCGGCGAAAGCAAAGAAAATGGCTGCTCTGATAGAAAACTGGACTCCACCTGATGGTTGGTGCAATGGGAATGATCGAGATTGGCATGAAAAAATGAAGGGCTATATCTGCGATTTCTTACGTAAATGCAACGGATTCAGGGTGATGTGACATGAACAAGATTGACTATCAGGCACTGCGTGCCAAGGCAGAAAAAGCAACGTGTGGTGTATGGTCGCTCGAATATGGAGAGGGCCGATTTGATGGTGATGATGCGCTAATTCATCGCGAGGCTGCTGGATATATTCCCATTTGCAGAATTGAAGGAGCGCATCCTGAAAGCGGTTTCGATGAAGATTTCCAAACTGAACAGCAGGCCAATGCTGAATTCATCGCCGCAGCCAATCCGGCTACCGTCTTGGCACTGCTGGATGAACGGGAAAGAAACCAGCAATACATCAAACGCCGCGACCAGGAGAACGAGGATATTGCGCTTACGGTTGGGAAGCTGCGCGTTGCGCGTGAAGCAGCAGAGAAGCGCATTGCAGAACTGGAAGCGCGTGCATTCAATCCTGCAATTCTGGATGTGATAGCAGAGCGCCAGCGGCAACAATCGGTTGAGGGGTGGATGCCAGAGCATGATGACGAACACTGCAACGGGGAACTGGCAATGGCGGCGGTTTGTTACATAAACGAAACAGGAACTGTTAACCGCAATGGTGGCAAGCCGTGGGGGTGGCCTTGGGATGCTTCATGGTGGAAGCCAAATGCCCGCCGTCGCAACCTGGTAAAAGCAGGGGCTTTAATTCTGGCTGAAATTGAACGCATAGACCGCCAGGAGGCCGCCCAATGAGCAACATCAACAAACGCGCAACAGAGATGCTGATTGAAAACGGAGTGCTGGTTGCCGACACGCTGAGGCGTTTGGCTGATAACGAAATCGACTCCGATTACTTTGCTATTTGCCACACAAACGAAAACGGAACTGAAATTGAATGCGAGCTGGCAATTACAGATTACGCACGCCAATCTGCTGGAATCGTTGATGATCTGGTAAATGCGCTGGAAGCCGCAGAGAAGCGGATCGCTGAGCTGTCATCGGCTGTTATCGCTCCGGGGATCATGCGCTGCGCCGGATGTGGATTCGTCCTGACGAAAAACAGCATAAATATGGTAGCTGGCACTATTACGGCAGGCGACAGTAAAACAGAGCCTTGCCCGAATGGCTGCGGACCACTCTGGCCCGTCACTTGGAAAGAGCAAGCTATCGAGATGCGTGACAACTCAGAACAATGGTTTGAAGAGTTACAGGAGGCCAGACAGCGGATTGCTGAGCTGGAGTTGAAACTAGAAGCCGCAGACAAATTGCAGGATAGCGCGTTTCGTCATGGTCTCCAGCATGGCTTTAGTTACGGTCAGACAGATGATCAAGCAGGATTTGAGAAAGCCATCCAAGCGTATGGGCAGCAGTGAAAAGGAGAGTGAGTATGAAATACGAAATCCCGGAATCAGAAGATATTGAATGGCAGCAGGCTATGCTCCGTGAAATAGACAGCGCCCTTGACGTCTTGCGTGATGAGCATGAGCACGCAGTGGTGGTAGAAGAAATCATCAATGATATCACCGCGAGAATAGCATCACTCCGCGCGTACTCTGGATACTGAGGACTAACCCATGAGCACCTTCACCAAAGAGCAGTTAATCGAAAAGCTTCAGCACAGAATTTCTGTCGCATCAAGATTTCCGGAGTCAGAAAAAGCGCAAATGGATCTTGAACTGGCGCGTATCGCTCTGGCATCGCTCGAAGCGGAGCCGGTGGCGTGGTTGCTGTCAGGAGGCGGGGCAAAAAACAACGTCAGCTTCGATAGTGGCAATGCTTATGCCGACCCGCTGCGAGAAGTAACGCCGCTTTACGCCTACCCGCCAGCGCCGGCATCTGTGC